TCCGGACGGGGGCTTTTTTCTTTTTTTTCTTTTTAGGTCGAAGCGTCGCGAGAGCCGCAATAAGAACTCAGTTTCTCAATGACTCGCACCATAGCTTGAGGAATAACAAGAATATGATCGAGGTCGCCGTCCGGGGTTCGCGACTGATATAAAACGACGTGATTCTTTTTAGAAACTTCATCCGGGAGCATCCATCCGACCGAAACGATCAGATAGTCGCCATCGTTAAGATCGAGCGAATCTAAAGATTTCCAGTCGAAAGTCTCTAACGAATGCGCGTCGGCCCAAGTTACCGCGACGAGTTGATCGGAGTTACGGTTAGTCGAGCCAGACGACATACTCGGCCGTTACTCTCGGCTTTTCGGAATCTATAAAGTGAAGTCTTTGAGATGGTCGCGAAGTTGCCGCGACGAACGCTTTCGCGTAAGTGTTGTCCGACTCTGGAGAGCCCGTTACGAATACTCGGCCGCCGTTCGGAAGTGGGAGAGTCATAACGCTATGGAAGTGTCCGCAATAGGCATCGGTAAAGCTTTCGCCTAGAACGCCGGAAGCCCAAGCGCTAACTTTTTTAATGATTCCGTAAGCCGGGATCGCGCCGCCGTAAGAGTTCACTTCGTCGCCGTGAAACAATAGAGCGCGATAGGCGTCTCCGACTTTGACGAGTTGGTAGAAGTTTTCGGAGGCTTGCCATCCGATATTTAGATCTTTGACTTTGTCTTCGACGATCCGATAGGCCATTCGGTCGATATTGTCGGCGGATGGGAGATCGCCTTTTCTTCCGATTCTGCCGTGATTACCGAATTCGCACACTACGCGAAACGTCTCAAAATTTGCGGCGAGCTTGCGGATCATCGCTTCGAGAATTGTCGTAACTTCGAAGAGTTGCTCGAAGAGGTGAGCTTCGACTTCGTAGCTTTGACCGGGGAAGACGGTTAAGCCTTCGACCATATCTCCGCCGATCATTAGAACGGCCTCTCTAACGGGATGGTGCGCTCTCTGGATGTCGGTTAGATGGATGACTTTTTCCGTGAAGAGATCTATTCGGCTTCGAAGAACGCCTAGATCGAAAGTTGTCGTCTTCTTGCCGGCTTGATAATCCGTCGTGTGAATGAGAGCGATCTCGCCTCGGCTTGATCGGCGATCGCGTTTAACTTTCGGCAGAGGCTTAGGTCGTCCAGAAGCGAGAGCGGCGTCTCTGGCTCCTCGATAGATCGCTTCGACTAGATCATCGGTTCGGCGCTTGAGTTTTGCTTCGTTTTGTAAAGCGCGGCGTAGAGCTTCGCGTAGTTGCTCGTTTTCTGTAGCGTCGTTTAGTTCATTTTTTAGCGACACTCGCGGCCTCTCGAAGTCTCGCTCTAAAGTTTTGAACGGAGCTATTCGAAGCTTTAACGCCGCGCTTGCCTAGAACTTTTGTGATAGCTCTATTTGAATGATCGTAAGAGACAAGAATCGAGATCCATTCTTTACGAGTTTTCGCATCGAGAGATTCTAAATAAACTTCGATCTTCGATTTTTTGTTTGTGCCTTGCGATTTACTTTCCGCTCTTAACTCGTCGATTAAGTTCACTATTTGAATCCCCGTCTTTATGGCTGTTTAAGTGTTCCTCTAGTTTGCCATCTACAGAGCCGATTTTGGTAGATACCTTCTCGATCTGGAGGCCGAGTTCGCGTAGTTTTCGCCTGACGATCGCGTGATCGCCGTTATTCTCGCGTCTGGCTCGCTCGATTAGGACGGCCGGAAGACCGGCCGCGATAGTGCCGAATGCACCTATCAGAGCGACTAGGACGACGTCGTTCATACGGTCGGCGGGACGATCCCTCGAAGATCGTTCCATCCTTGATTTACGGCTCTCATATTGCCTAATAGGGTAGGTGAAACTTCGACGTGAATCCATTTTCCGCCGGGAGCGCCTGAGATCGTCGGCTTCTCGTAATCTTGCCAAGAGCCGCGCTCGGCTTTCCATCCTCTGCCGTGAGGCTTCGGCAGATAGTCGAGAATGAGCTCGACGCCTAAGACGTCGGCGTTCACGATAAGAAGATCTATGAGCGCGAGACATTTTTTACGGCCTTCTTTAATGCCGCTATAGCCGAGATCTACGGCTCGGCCGGTTCCGTGAACGGATGGCGTCGTTTTGCCGCGAACGTCGCGCACTACCCAAGATCCCAAGTTTTTTAGTCCGGAGACTTCGACGGCGTTTCTTATCCAGATGTCCATCGTCGGACGAGGCGCTTTTACGTTGCCGTCGAATCCCGTATATTTTGCCGGCATAGTTTTAGCTCGTCGAGTCGCGTCCGAAAGCCGGATCTTTAGAGTTAGCCCATCGCATAAGCGGAGGAAGAATTGCGGCGAGCGCCGCTTTAAGTAGATCGTCTGGCTCGTAGTTACCGGTCGCTACTATGGCAAGAACGGCCGCGAGCATTGAGCGAAGATAAGAAGCGAGCATCGCTTTAGATTTAGAGTTCATTAAATTTAGTCCATTCTTGAGAATCTTCATTCCAATAGTAACTAGACCCATCGTTCGGATAAGGCTTCGGAGCTTCCCATTCGTAGAAAGAATTTAGTTTCCACGATTCGAACGGTTGAGGCGCGATAAAAACGTCGGCATCTTCTAAATATGTATAGCCAATTCCGGCGAAACGACCGCGAATAGATCCAGAATAGCTAGTCCTTTTGCACACAAGGCCACGATGCCATTCTTGATTTGAGTAAAAACTTTCCCAAGCTTCGCTCGATCCGCCGACTTCGTTACCGTTTTCGTCTAATTGTGTAACGTTTTCATCGACTCCGACTATTACTTTAACGACGATTTGATCTTTAATGAATGCGTAGTGTGCCATATTAAGCCCAAGAGACATTTCCGGAGCCGGCGGTAATTGTTGCGATTGTATTTGCACCACTAGTTGTTGTTGAACCTGTTAAACCTGCACCGATAGTAATTGTCCCTGACGCTGTAGGGAATGAAAGAATTACAATACCTGAACCGCCCGCTTTTCCTGTAGCACCACCACTACCACCGCCTCCACCGCCTCCACCACTATTTGTTGTGCCTGCTACCGAAGAAGCACTCGGACCAGTTCCACGACCGCCACCGCCATCTCCACCTAAACCAGCCAAGTCAGCGCCACCGTATCGACTCTCATATCCTCCGCCGCCGCCACCACAATAAGTTACAGATGAACCACTAATACTTGTTGCTCGCCCATCTCCACCATAACCGGATGCATCTGTATTGCCTGCTTCTGATGCGCCACCACCACCGCCACCGGGTCCGTTATTCGTTCCAGTTCCATTACCGCCTGCAAAACCTTGACCAGAAGTTCCAGCGGAACCAGCCGTATAAGTGTTACTACCACCACCGCCACCGCTTCCACCACTTGTTGAGTTATATCCAGAACCACCGTTCCAAGCACCCCCTTTACCCCCACCAGTAGAAGTAATTGTAGAAAAAACACTATTTGAACCATTTGCATTAGATACACCACCAGCACCACCTCCACCGACTGTAACTGTATAATTTGTCAATAAATTGAGTGTCAATGCTGTTTCTAACGCACCACTACCGCCCGTTCCGGTAACTGTGCATCGCATACCACCTGCACCACCACCGCCGCCTTGTTCAGCACCACCGCCACCACCACCACCAGCGACGACAAGATAATCAACGACTAATGGTATTGTTGCCGCGCCGACTCCTGCAAGTATTTGCATTTTTACGCCGAAAGATTACCGACGACGACCCAAGTATCGGTCCCGATTTTCGCGCAAGTTGCGACGGCGTATTGGCCTTTTAGTTTTAATTTTGATCCTTCGCTTCGAAGCGTTACGCCGACCGCTCCGGCGATCGTTACTTGACCGGCTCCGAGTTGCATAATGTTTATCTGAGTTCCAATTCCAAAAGCCACGCTCGAATTAAGAGGGACGGTTAAAGTTATTGCGGAAGCATTGTCGCAAGTAACTAGTTTTCCGTCATCAGTTAAAACGAGAGTATAAGTAGTTCCCGTTTGTGCGTTTAAGGCGATCATCGCCGTCGCCATATTATTAAGCTCGGAAGCGAGGAGAACGTCTCCGGAGTTGAAACTTTCGCGAGTTGCCATATTTTAATCCTATCTTATGCGCCTAGCACGTTGTCGGCATCGAGACGGCCGAACGTGTTATCGTTCAAAATTAGCTCGTAAACAAGCGACGTCGGAGACGTATAGATTCGCATTTTATGACCGTTCCGAGCGTCGATCGTATGCTCTAAGCCTTCTATAGCGAGCTCTTCGGTAATACTTGCGGGACTTCCAGATTCGAAGCTTTTTGTAATCTGGATCGTGTCGCCGATCTCCAAGATCGCTACGGCGTTTCGTTCGGCTGTAGTTAGCGACGCGAAGTTTACTTGCACGTCCGAGAAGCGAGGCTCCGGAGTAGGTGCTAGAAGATATTCGGCGAGCGCTAAAGCTTGAGCGTCGGTCGAGAGAAGCGATCCCGTTTTCGATACGGCTTGAGTCTGATAGAGCGTTATCGAGGTCGCGTCCGAGTCGGTTTGAGCTGTTCCGCCGACGCGCTCGACTGTGGCCCGGTTAATGACTTGATCGGTCGAGTAGTCGATCGAAAGCCCAGAGTAAGCCGTTTCCGTTCCGTCATCTTTGAAGATTACGCTCGGCCCGCTAAGAGTATTCCCGATTCTCGCGTCGAATGTGAGATCCCCGTCGCGTGAAACGTAGACCCTGCCGGCTTCCGCGTCGTCAGAGATCGCTCGAAGATATTGAGTAACCGACGTTCCTTCCGATATTGGGTAAGCGCCGAGAGTCGTAGTTCCCGTCTGGATGTCGCGAGTCGCCGCCGGATAGCCGACTTCGGGACGATCGAGAATTGTCGTAACTCTTGCCGAAGAGAGTTCGGCCGACGGAGTGAACGCCGAAAGAAACGTATTCGACAATAAGAAGAGATCATCCGCGCAAGTGATCGTTACCGTAGGCACTTTTTTAGTGAACGCCGTTCCGTAGTCGTAAGCGAAGTCCACGACTCGACCCTTGAATAAGTATTCTCCGTTTCGCGAGAGTCGTATCTGCCGAAGAGGTGAGAGGCCGGGAGTGTCGTCCGTTTCG